TCGCCTTCGTACAGCCTGAAAAAGCCGGTCGATCCGACCTCCGTATTCAGCGCGTCAAGCATCGCCGCGGTGACTGTCGTGGTTAATTTCATCGTTGGTTTCCTCTGATGTTTCTGGCCGCTTGACTTCCACGCTGGTCAGTTCAAGTTCAGCCTTGACGTTACCGTCCTTGTCCTTAATGGTCACAAGGCCGGTTGCCTTTGCATGGTCAATCGATACTCTAGTCATCCTGCTCTATTCCTGTACACGTAAAGCTCACGTTGCCGCTGGCTGATCGAACCCTGACGACATCGCCATCGCCGAGAGTGTACGTTACCGAGGTAACCGCATCCTTCCCGGCCAAGACAAAATCATAAGCCAGATAGTGTTCGTCTACCAGCGAAGCGCCATTCGGGCTGACGGCCAGACGCACGGTCTCTGCCACATTGGCCCGGTTGGCAAACACCACCTTCACGGTGGCATTCTTACCGGCTGGGACGGTGTACAGGGTTGTCACCACCCCACCGGATGGTGCCTCCTGTCCCAATATGCCTTTCACCGTCGCCATCAGTCATCCATGAAGAAGGCATACGCCTCGTCTTTGAGGCTCGATATTTCGACCTTCTTGCCGCCAGTTTCGGAAACATCGTACGTGACTACGTAGTCGCCCGGAGCCGGGTTGGTATCAGCCGATAGCAGATTGATGTTGTCACCTACGTTGTTGTTGTTCCACAGCGGGAACGAATTGAAACGCGGGTTGTTGCCGGAAAAGGTTTTCAGGCCGGTAATGGTCTGGTTGCCATCAAGCGTGACAAAATTATCGATGTCTATTCCCCACGGCGGATCACCGGGGTCCGGTACGGGTGGTGAACTGCTGCCCGTCAAGGCATCAATGGTCGATGACAGTTCGTTGATGAACTTCGTCCAGTCCCTTGAGTTCAGTGGCATGGTCGTGATGCCGGGATTGTTCTTGATCGACATTACTGCGACTCCAGAGCCTCGCCGTCAATCATAGCCCACGCGCCCTTGATGGCGACCCGACTGGTCGTCCATGTGCGCACCCGGAACCGCCAGTTGCGGCCCCACCCAAGTTTACGCCAGATGACGCGATGGGTGTATTTACCGGTGCCGCCGAGTGATTTCGGGCGCTCGCTGGACCACGTATGGCCGCCGTCCTTTGAGTACGACAGGTAAACAGTACCGTCGCTCAGACCTTCCTCAAAATCGATTTGGAACTGCGTGACGAAGGTTCTGGCTTCATTGTCAGCAGCAATCTGTTGTGAAGACCGTATGCGTTCAATAGGCGACGGCTCTGACAGGTAGGCGACTACCCTGTTGCCCTCGGATGCGGCGCTGGGCAACCCGTCAATGGCGGCCTCACCCGGTGCCCAGTAGGAGCCCCATGAGGTGTGTATGCTGCCATTGTCGAGGGTGATGTCGTAATACTGGCCATCCGATGTGTCGTAAGAAAGGCCGGTAGCGGCGTCTTTCACCCAGATTCGTGGCGCTCCCAAGGCATAGTCATCGGCCAGATACAGTTCAATGCGCCAGCCTTCTTCCTCAAGGTAGCCAGCATCGGGTGATAGCTCATAAACCCGGCCATTTTCAAAGTCACCAAACAGGTGCTTGTTGTTATAAAACGCATGGCAGTTGTAGCGTTCTCTTGACAATTCGTTACCGATAACGTGGCCTCGGCGGTGCCATTGCTTGGTCAGTGCGTCGTATGCCCACGTCGCGTTGTCAGTCGGGAACGTGAGTACATAGAACTCATGGCCACCGTACTGGTACGTGTAGGCAAACGCATCATCGACGCGCAAATACTGCTGCATGTGATAGCTGACTTCCGGCGTCGATATGATGATCGGCGTCCAGCCGTCACCGGCCCGCACAACCTGCACGCCGCCGCGGTCGTTCTGCGTCAGCCACACCACCGTGTTATCGAACTTCTGCGCTGAGAATCTGGCGATGATGCCCATTTCGATGTAGCCGCCCTGAAAGCGCTGGAACGGAATATCTGGATCGCCGGAGTTGTAGTAAACCTCCACGGAGCGGTCACCAAACGCCCACAGTTCGCGCCGGTCAGAAATCAGGGCTTCTACCGTGTCCGAGCGTCCCTCGGTGGTAACGAAGTTCTCAGCGGGCCATGAGGTACCATCACGCAGCGCTGAGTAGCGAAAGCGGTTGGTGCCGGGTTCAGTGGCAACGAAATAGCCATCCTGAAACACCACCATGTCGGTCGGCACAAAATTAGGGTCGGAGATAATGCTTGGCGTTGTGCCCTCAAGAATCAGGCCAACCGAACCCTCTGCCAGCATAATCTGGCCAACATTGTTGCCAGCCATGGTGACCCGGCTCCGGTAGCTCGCAACGGGAAGCAGCGATGCCGTACCCCAATCACGGAGGTAGGGCTTCCCGTCAGCGGCAGCGGTGTAGTATTCGTACAATATATTCCTGATAAGGAAGAACAGGCGTCGTGAAGCAGGGATACCAGCCGACCCGACGTTGGTGGCGTCGTCATAAACAAACGCACCACGCACCGGAAGTTGATTCGCTGGATAGTCCGGCATTTCCGGGTCAGCACCGCCGGGATAGGTTGATGGCCGCGTCGAATTTGCAAACACAAGGCCACCATCGGTGCCTATCAGTGATCCGTCGTGCTTCTCACCGTCTGGCGGTGGTTCGTAATAGAGGTTGACGCATTCCTGCGAGGAAACGTCAGAGGACCTGCTATGGTAGGCTCCACCGAGGAACGGGACTTTCATCCATCACGCCCTCTGGTTTTCGATAGTGAAAACCACGTTGGCGTTTTCCTGATTGTTGTCCAGCAGGTCATTCAGTTTTCGTTGGCCAATCAGGTACATTTCTGCACGTTTCTTGGCATCGACGCCATACTCGGGTGCGAGGTCGTGGGCCAGATTGAATATCAGCGCATTGCCCCATTCGATGGGAAACTCGGGTTCATCCGTCGTCGAATCTAGGTCATCCACGTACATCCTGCACTGCAAAACGAGTTGCGTGTAAGGACAAGTGGATGACATGGTCGGCCAGACGTACAGTTCCCCGGTGGTACGTAGTTGCTTGTACCACAGGTTGGTCGGTATGCCCTGCTGCTGTTTCAGGCTCAGACGCTGGTATTCGCGCTCACCGATCAGATTCATCGGTACGTCGATATTATTGGTCGGGTCGCGTCGTGCGGCGTAAACGATGTCGTAGGGCTTGTCGGTCAGGACGCCGGATGGACCCAACGTGTAGACAACCTGCCCTGCCGTCATAGTGAGGATTTTTTCCTCGCGGACGAAAATATCCAGCCCGTGAGCGGACCATTCCTTTGCCAGCAGATTCAGGGCCTGCATAGCGTCCTGCACTTCTTCGGCTGGGATGGCCTCGCCATGGTCGTACGCGCCCAGCTTCCTGAGCGCGCCGCCGATAATCTCGATGGCCGTGATCGAGTAGTTTTTCGACCCTGATGTCGCCATGGCTATTCCTTACGGGAATGCACGTTGCGATATCATAAACTGAAACTCTGCTCCAGAATTGTAACTCGCTACCCTGACTCGCCCCGCGGTGGCATTGACCAACCCCTCGGTTGAAACGTCAGCCGTGAACGCCGGGGCAGGGGTGCCAAGTTCGGCAATCCAGTGCGGCGTCCAGCGAAGGTCGCTATTCGCAGTGCCGTCCCTGATGTCTTGGAAACATTCCTCGATCACCGCGGAAAACGTACCGGTCGAGCCACTGATTCCGTAAGTGGCAGGTACGTCGCCACGCCAGTTCAGCGGAATGGTCGCGGTGACGCATTCGTCCACCCAGCCGATATCGAAAGTATCGGTACCGATGGTGGCGCTTGGCGTCGCGCTGGTCAGCGTCAGGAAGTAATAGCTCGACTCCACCGTCGCTGCCGGACCCGGTCCAGTGACAACCTCCGTGATGGGAATGCCATTGGCATCGGTGCCGACCAGCGTGATCGTCTTGCCAGCATGGCTGTTGCCAGAATCGTTCTTGATCGATACCTGATGCGCCAGATTGTCGCCAGAATCATTGGCCGTCAACGTAAACGAAGCGCCCGTTACATTCGAGGCAAATCCAGTCAGGTTGGCGTCAGCAGGGTCCACATCGAAATAACGTGGCCTCATGTCACACCCCCCTTAATCGTCAGCCCAAAACGGAATTTTGTACGTCGTCCCGTTGACTACGATGGTGATGTAGCCGTCTTCTGCCGTGGTGCCGATGGTGTCATTGCTGAACGCCGATTCGGTACCGCCTGCTCCAGCCGCAAGACTCAATACATTGGTAGCAGTAACATCAGCCCGGATCAGGCTTGTTACCGTACCTTCTGCCAGTTCGACGCCGTTGGTCTTGGTGCTGGTTTTGTATTTAACGATTGCAGTCATTCCATTTCTCCTCACTCGTCAGTAGACGCCGGTTCCTTCCATTGTCTGAGGCGGGTAGAGGTCAGGGGCGGAAATTCCACCCCTGACATACACCGATTGTTACGCCGGAGCGCTGCCGTAGATTCCGCGCGGGTCAGTCCACCCTGCACTGAACCTCATGTACCCCTTCGCTTTCGCGTTGTCGGTATCGAAGTCCGTGTCCTTGGTGAACTCCACACCCTCGCGGTCGAACCACTGCAACCCGTTCGGTGCGTTGGTTCGCATGAACCAGTTGTTCGCATCCGTCAGGTAGTGGTTAACGACCACTTCGGGAATCGTACCCTTGGTACGCAGCGCATTGGTGGCGTTGTTCGCCGTGTCGTTCTGCAACTGCGATTCGAGGATACGGCAAGACTCGAAGTACAACTGAACCGGCACGATGAGTCGCGTGGGCCGCAGACTGATCTTGAGGCCGCGCGAGTTCTTGGCACCCATGATCTGGATGGCAAGGTCCTCGATGGCCGCTTCGGTCAGGTCCGAGGCCGGGCTCAGTTCGTTCGACCAGTCGCCCGCCAGAGACGGGTGATCGGTGGCGCACATTTCCTTGCCGTCGCCGCCGAGGTACGAACCATTGAACGCCCGGTTGTAGATGTTTGCCGCTACGTTTTCGCGGGTCTGCGCCATGGAGAACGCCAGAGAGCCAGCACGCGCATTCGACACCTTCTGGTAGAGATTGTCCGCCAGTTCCTCGCGCGTCACGATGTAGCCGAGGCTATACGCAACGTGCTGGTACCGGGAGATATATCCCTGCACATGGGTATCGTAAGTCGTGGACTGACCTTCCGGTTTCACCGGGGCGAGCCCGAAAGACGTGTGTTCTACGTCTTCTTCGTAGGCCTGTCGGCTGGTAAGCACGGTGAACAACTGATTCCACTCGGGAGCATGTTGATCGTAAACCGCACCGAACCAGTCCTTTACACCCGGCCATAGGGCTTTAGGGTGATTGTCGCGTGAGATTGGTCCAGCCATGATTAGACTCCGATGTCGCCGCCAGCAAAGACTTGCTCGTTAACACGTACAAGCCACTTGCAGTGGTTTCCGATTGCATTGTCCGGGCGATCCACTGGTTGCAGCAACAGAAGGTTCAGACCCGTACCGAGGTTGGACGAGTCGAGTTCCATTGCTGACAAACCGGTGGTTGTACTCCCGGAGCCAACGATGATGTCACAGGTTTCGCCGCAGGCATCGAGCGTCAGTGCGCCGCCGTCCGAATCTTCCTGAATCTCGAAAATGACATCGATAGCAGGAACAACTTTGCACTTACGCTGCGTGCTTGCAACGCGATAAATACTGGTGAGGTCCGCTGGGTCGTACTCGAAGCCAACCACGACACCAAAAAACTTGGTGGTGGCGGCAGCACCTTGCTTGACAGTCGGGCGATACGCCGTTCCAGCCGTGCCATCGAGTTCAACGAGGTCACCAATGAATGTAGCCGTCGAGTCCGCGGCACGGAATTGGCATTCGATGGTCTGCCCGTTCCACGGGCTGCCATCCAACATCATTACCGGGCGAAGACCAAACGGCGAATCAACATTAGCCATGTTTTACTCCGCTGTGTGTTTGATAACGCTTTTGATGCCGCCTCCGTCTGGCGTGTAGACGTTGTCAACGGATTTGCCATCAAACTCCTGCCGGGCAATGGCTTTATCCACTTCCCGGTTGCGCTGCTCAAGTGCTTGCTGGTCTTCTTGGTACAACTCAATCGGTATTTGCATAAATACCGACCGTTGCCCGGTTGCTTTGTCGCTAACGATTGAATGCTCGCTACCGACATTGCCTTGTGCGGTCTTCTCAGTCGATGTGACTGGAGTGTACCCCGCTGCTTTCGCTGCTTCAATACGCCCCGGTGCATCGGCAAACCAGTGGTAATGGTATTTCTTCTCATCCAGACCTTCGGGCGGCTGCAAACGGCGTGCGCCGAACTCGGAAAGGGGGATTCTGTCGCGTCGTTTGGCCATGTCTATTCGTCCCATTCGTAGCTGGCGAGGTACTGATCTTTACTGTAGCTCTTGCCGATTGTAGCCTGCAATTCCTTGTAGTCCTGATACGCCTGCTTGGCTTCCGGCGGCAGGTCGTCGAAGGTCCTTCTGCCCCGCGGCGGCGTGCGGCGGGCGGGCTCTACGCCGCCGTCACCGTTATCGCGCCGCATATTCCTGAACTTGTGCGGCATCGCCTTCTTCACCCGCTTCGCCAGTTCCTCAAGGTGCGCCGGGCCTTGCAGGTCCGGTTTCTCCTCCTTGAGCCTTATCGAGATTCCGTTGGCCATATCGCGCATGTCCGGGTCGTTTTCGTACCACGGGTTGTCATCAAGCCATTGCTGGACGGGCGCTGGCGGTCCTTCGCCCTCGACGGGCGTATTCTGGAGCCGGGCGATTTCCTTCTCGGTCTCGATGACGGTGTCGCCATCGGCGTCGGAAATGGCCTGTGCGCGCTTTTTCTGCAACTGGGCAATGGCCTGATCGCGCTCCTCGCGCGCCCGGCGCAGCGCCTGATTGGTGAAATCCGTGAATCGCGCCGTCTGCTGTTTCAGGCGGTCGATTTCCTCGCGCAGCGTCTCGTTGTCGGTTTTCAGTTCCTCGTTGCGCTTGGTCACTAATGGCAACGAGTTGTCACCGGCTTTCAGGAAGTCTTCTGCCGACACGAAACCGCGCCGCGGTGGTTCGCCCTTCCATTCCGACTCGGGTTTCCAGCCCTGATCGCGGGCGGCTTCCTCGATTTCGTCGGGGGTCATGTCGTCGAGGTTCATGCCACACCTCCCTGACCGACGCTCATGGGCGTGCGCTTCTCGGTGAAGTGGAAGTCATGGAACTCAACGCCAGCGTCCAGCGTGGCGATGATGTCTACGTCGTTCACGACGCGGTACAGCTTGCCGTCCTTGCCGCGAAGCTGGATGCCGGAATGGCGCTGATACAGCACCCGGTCACCCACCGTGGCAAACGGTTCGGCGTAGTCGCTCCATGCGTCCTTGCCGGTAGCCACCAGCACCGCGGCCATCTGCGCCGCAAGGTGCTTGTTGAGTTCGTTGATCGGGATAACGATACCACCAGCGGTGGTTTCCTCGATGTCCTCGACACGCACCAGCACGCGGTCGCCCTGCGGCTGGATGCCGGATTCGTTACTGCTCATCGTCTGCTCCTCGTATTTCCTTGTCGGCATTCATGTCCAGAAGCTGACCGGCCATCCACTCGGCACCAAGGTGCCACGAATGCCGCTCATGGGTCGTGAACGGCTCGCCGGGGACAAAGCAGTTCTGCTTGTCTTCGTGAAGCCTGTCAGCAATGGATTGTATGCAGGTGAAAAAGTATTCAGTGATCGGGTTGGCGAACCAGTCCTCAATCTCCGTTGTCGGTATCTGGCTTGGATTGCTGCTCAATTTGTTTCCTCTTTGTTGCATCGTTAATCAGGACTTCGAGCGCCTGACGCTTCTCTGAAATCTGTTTTAGCTGCGCTTCGTACAGCTTGATGGCGACGGTGTCGCTGACTTCCTGCGCGCGGGCGAGATTCAGGCGGGCGCGGGTTTCGAGTTCCAGCACCTGCGCTTCGCCGACCATGGCCTTGGTCATGGCCTCGATTTCCTGCACCTTGCCTCGTTGCATGCCTTCCAGTTGGCGACGCTGTTCCTCGGCGACCTTGATTTCGACTTCCGGGTTCGGCGGCGGCTGGATCGCGGGCTGGCCGGACTGCGGGTCGATGGGGAAAATGCGGTCGGCATTCGGATGCTCGATGGCTTCCAGCCAGTCGCGCTCGACCTCGGCTTGGTTGTAGCCCGCCACCATCTGTGCGCGCTCCAGCACCATCGAGGCCATCTGGATACGGGTTTCCCTGAGTGCCTGATTGGGGTCGGCTGCCGGGCTCAGGTCCTTCGGGTCCGCGCTGTAATCCTTCTGGAACACGGCCTGATCGCCGGAGTCGCCGAAGCTGAAATACTCCTCGGGGTTCAGGTATTCGCGGTTCAGCAGGTAGAGCTTGCGGTACTCGTCGCGCATGTTCCTGAAAACGCGTTTGAAAATACCGGTGAAAACCTGCATGCCCTGATTGATAAGTTCCCGCATGTTGTAGGCGGGGGTGTTCTGGCCGGGGTTTTTGCCCTGCATCATTTCGGTGACGCTGGACACCTGCTGGCCGTACTGCACCAACAGGCCCAGAAGCTGAAAAAGCACCGGGGAGGGCGGATTGACCGGCAACGGCACGATGGAATCTTTCAGGGTGGCTCCAGAGGTATTCACCCTAATCCATTCGTACGGGTGCTTGAAGCGGATTTGACCGCCTTGGAACCGCGCACCTCGCCCGATGAAGCCACGGGAACCAACCTGCATGGTGCCAGAGTCGATGATCTGGTTTATGAGCGAATTGACCGACTCATTGATCGGGCCGAGTAGGCAGCCAAATCCCAGTTCATAGAAGGACCCATCAGGGGCTGGCAGGAACCCGTATTTGGTGAAGTAGTGTTTCGGCACGACGCGCGTGATCTGCTTGCCGTCCGACATCACTGCTTCAAATCGATTCTGGATACGGACCACTTTCGAGGACGAGCGATCCACTGTCACCACGTACGGTTCCTCAAGGCCGTCGTTGTCGAGGTCCAGCCAGCGGTGCTGTTCCAGCATTTCGTGCTGGTCATCGACGGTGGTGGCGGTGCGTTTTTCGCGCTCACCGGCAGCGGTTGGCTCTGGTGTTCCCGGTGTGCCGAGGTCTTTTTTCGTGTACAGGCCGGAGCGCTGCCGTTCCGTGATCTGTCGCGTGGACAGGTTGTAGACGTGCGTGATGGTGGCGTCTTCGATGCTGGTGGCCCAGTAATTGACCACTACTTCGTGCGGCAGGCAGAGTTCCGAGCGGTTGTGCCCGGCGACCCGGTCGAAATAGGACTTCTTGTACGCGATGCCGGAGATAGGCAGCACGGCGAGCAGCTTGTCGTGGTGTTCTTCCCATTGCTCGTCCTGATCGAGAAGCTGCCAACTCATGTGTTCCGCGACCCGGCGCGCCCGTTGTCGTTTCTGACCATCACGGTCTTCGCCATTCACCCGCATGCGAACAAGCGTTGGGGGTCTGACCAATGCGGGGTATGCCCGAGAGGCGAATTGCAGGGCGGCGATGGTCAGCAGGGGGAACTTGACATTCGACGCACCGGGCCACGGAAAGGACTTCTCTTTGGCGACCTGCATGGCCAGTTCGCGCCAGTCCTTGGCGGTTTTGTCCCAGTCGGAACGGGACATCAGGTCGTTTTCGTACTCGTCGATCACCATTCGGGCGATGGTGTCGGACTCCTCATCGCTCAGGAACTCGTCGATGTTGCCCGGTTCCTGCAAAATCTCGATGCTGAGACCCTGTTTTTCAAAAATCGGTACGGCACTCATATCAGTATCCTGTCACCGCGGAACGCCCGAAGTCGGCAAATTCCTCGTAGTCTTCTTGGTAGGCCCACTCGTCTTCTTCGTCCTTGCTGGGGGCGCGCACCATGTCTTGGAAAATCATGCCCAGCCATGCGAAGGCGTCCACTTGGTCCTTGCGGGCAGAGCGCGGGAAGGCAGCGATTTCGTCCTCGAAATCGGGGTACCAGTCGGCGTCCTTGTCGAAGCGCACGCGTCCGGCGCGCATCATGGTGGCGATGGCGGTGGCGCGCTGATCCTTGTCCCTGACGGGTCGTTCGGTGTCGAGGTTGATCCACGTACCGCGGCGATCCATTTCATCGAACAGGAAGCCGCCGAGCGCGCGGGCGATATTTTCTTCTTCCACCTTGAAGATGTCAGGGTTGTATCTGGCGTGGATGTTGAACATTTCCTCGACAATCTCCGGGCCGTCCCATTTGCCGCGCCGAACGTCCACTATGTGCAATATATTATCAGCATCCAGCCCGCCAACCACAAATACCGAGAATGCGCTCTGTTTTTGCTCACCGATGGCGAGGTCGCCGCCGACGTAGTAGGCCATCTTGCGTTCATGGTCGCGCTCGCTCATGGCGATGAAATCCTGCCGCCGGAACTTGGCGGTGGCTTCATCGAGCGGTTCGTTGAGGTATTCCTGCGCGTACACGTCGAGCATGCCCTGTTCGGCAAAGTCAGAACGGATTGCGCGCAAGGTTTCCGCGGGGAACTGTTCCGGCCAGAGGATTTGTGAGAAATCCGGGGTATGGGCGCGGTACAGCAGGCTGGTCCAGCCGCGGCGCACCTTGGAGTACACCTTGATGCCGTCGTCGTAGGTATCGATGGAGCTTTTCGGCGGCATCATGCGATTCAAGAGCGCATCGACGTGCAGGATGGTGCCAGCGCCGCGGATTTTGCCGCCGGAGCGCACAATCGGGCGTACTGCGCCGTAGAACCAGCGGCGGAACTTGTCGCGGCGCACGTCGTTCAGCACGATTTCGTCGTCTTCCAAGTCGTCGAAGATGACGGTATCCGGGCGTTTGCGTTCCCATTTCATGCCACGCATGCGCTGCATGGCACCTTTGCAGATGACGCGGAACTTCTCGCCGTCCGTGAAGCGGCCAACGAGTTCGGTTTCGGAGTCTTTCAGCCAGCGGTCGAACTGGAAGGCGGAAATCAGGCCCTCGTTTTCCTGTAGCTCGATCTTGATGTCGTTGACGAAGCTGGCGGCCAGTTCTTCGTTGGCCCCCAGTATCAGGAGGTGGCGCGATTCCCGAAAAAGCAGTAATGCCAAGGCATACGCGAAGGTGATGGCGGTGGATTTGGCATGGCCTCGGGGCGCGGCAATGGCCACCTGCCGGTCATCGGAGCAGCAGATATCCCACCATTCGTAGTGACAATCCGGTACCGGGCGCGGTTCGTCATAACGGGGTGCCAGCAGTGACGTTGTCAGGCCAAGAATATCATCAGCGGTGAGCTTCTTGACGGTCAATCGGTAAAGTCCCCGCGGCCCAGTGCATGGTCAATCTTGGAATGATTGCGATTGCACAGATGCTCGATTTCTTCGACCTTGGCTTCCATCCTTGTCAGTCGCCGTTCCGATTCGAGTTTGTGTGAGCGGTAGTCGTTGGACAGCGACTCGATGGTATTCAGCACCCGGTCGGTCGATTTCTCGACGGTGGCTTTCCAGTGAATCAGGGCCTGAGCCCAGCTACGAAACGACAATCCGAACATCCCTAGTACGAGGCCGACGATCATTTCCCCGGCATGCTCTGTGAGAAAATCCATCAGGTGTCATCTTTCTGGCCCGTGACCTTTCGTCGTTCCGAGAAGTTGTTGGGCGGGACCGGCAACTCTGGATTCCAGCTACGGGAGAGATTCTTCGGCGTCATATAGTGTTCATGCAACACCTGATACAACGTCTTGATATCATCACCCTCGACAATGAATCCCCTCGCTTCTCGCATTTCTTCTCGGTCGGCCTGTGGGTCCCCGGCGCGCATAAAGCACAGTCGCCGGGTCTTCCGGTTCCACGTAAACGCGCCATTGAAATTCAGGGGGTAGGCCAGCGTATTCTTGTGAAAATGGCGCTTATCGGGCATCAATCCTACCCCTGAAAGCTGCAATGAACAGGAACACCGTTAATCACCACAGCCTTGCGATGAACCTTGGCTATCCGCTCCAAACGCTCGGGTGTAGACCACATCGCAAACATCTTAGGATCGGCGGCATAGCGAACAATATGATCGTCTTCATACAGCGTGCAGGCGTTCCGCGTAAATTCACGCACCAGAAAGTCATCCCAATCAAATAACCGCTGCTGCTCACCCACCGGAGTATATTCCCTACTTCCTTTTCTTTTTGCCTTTCTTCGCCAGATACGCCTTGTAGGCCGCCTCAGCCTTCGCCTTGGACGTGTACATGCACTTCCCCGAGCCAATGGCCCACTTCCCGTTGCTGCACTTCCTGACCGGCATCAGAGTAACGGCATCCAGATATCAACCCCGAATATGGCCGCCACAATAGCAATAATCATCCACGGCAGGAAGACCACTATCGCAAGCGCCGAAAACAACGGCAACACGTACCAAATCAACTCAGAAAACTTCATTTGCCACTCCTGTACGCCCGCATGTAATCCCGCTGATAAGCGTTATACCGCTCCCGGTTCTTCGCCCGCCATTGCCGCTTCCTGACCGTCTCCGGGTTCTCAACAGGACTGAGGCTCTTTGGCTCTACAAACTCAGGCTCCGTCATACGACGAGGCTCAATCCGTACACCAGAGGTATCAAGGTTAACCCTTGATCCAACCGGCCTCGGAACACTTAAGTTCGGACACTGACCCCCAAAATGCGCCGTACTTCCACATCGATTGCAATACATACGTTAGTCCCTAGGTTTCATCGCCCTAGTGAGTATGGGACTAACAGCAGAGAAGGTCAAGACGGAGCGGGTGGTGGGATATATGAATATATGCGCTGCGAGCTTTTGCCCCCCGCCCGGTCCTTCCTATGGGACCCGCTCCTGCCAATCCATTGTGACGCCCTGAGACGCCCTGAGACGCGCGCTAGGCCTAGTCTGGGGCTGGGTATGGGTTGAGTTGAGTTCGTGGATTGGGGGCGCTGAGATTTGGTCTCAGTGGGCGTTGCAATCCCCCATCCCGCACTGAAACTGTCCCTGCTCTGAGATGTACTGAAACGAGTTGTTACCGGGTTACCGTGTTATCTGGGTCGTGTTCGATAGCGGTCTGGTCCTTGGTCTGTTTAGCGCGGTATGAGCTAGCGAACTGTCGGAAGCTGTCCTGTAAGTCGGCAAGCTGGTAGTTCGCGTTCTGCTGCGCCTGTATTCCTGCTGCCTTCTCGGACCTTGTCGCCAGCACGTTGACGATAGTCGATAGGTCACGGGCCTTGATCGGGGCTCGATACTGATACGGCTGTCCGTCCTTGTCGGTCCTGACGTGAATGTCCCCGCGATGCAGTCGGTCTTCAAGTTCATCCAGTGCCGTGCCCAGTGCCCGGTTTGCTTTGGCTATCGTGGATTGAACCTGCTGGGATTGCATTGTGGATAGCATGTCCTTGAACCATGCCTGTCGAATCCACCCTTTCAGTGTCTGGATACCCACACCGGTCCTGTCGGCCACGGTATGCGGGTCACCATACAGCGCGTATTCTGCGCAAATCCGGCGCTTTTCCCGATCAGAGTAGTTGGTGATGCCCATTATCTGCTTTTGTAACTCACTGAATGTAAAGCGCTTCTCAAATTAATCCTAATTCACATTGCGTTGGGTATTGCATTCCGTGTTGCAACCCCTATCATGTTCCCTGCCACGCCGTGAGGCGTCGCGCCCCGAGAGGGGCAGGGTGGTCCAGATAGACCGGCAACGGTCGCCACGTACTGGCAGAGTGAGACCTCGCCACCCACGGTACCCAATCCGTCGCACGGCTCCGACGAGCGTTGCTGACCTGCGGTGAACACCGCAGCGAGACGCCCCAGCCCGTCACGCGTCATTCCGAATCATACGATTCTCTCCTGCCCCGGCCTTGTGCCGGGGATGCCGCGGGGACAGCAAAGCGCGCTGTTCCTGCTCCTGCCAGTGGGCTTGCCCACAAAGGAAACTGACGACTGAGACGTGACCGAATCGGGGTCACATAATCCTCAGAATCCGTTGCTGATTTTAGCACGGATTGCCGCTGTGGCGAGCGGCGAAACCAAACCGGCGTGACCCTCGCGGGGCTTCGGCCCCGCTGGTCTTTGGCAACCCTAGGAGAATCCATCATGGCAATCGCTGAACTCGTTTTCATCGCGCTGTTCGCAGTCACCCTGCTAGTCCCCGCTTTCCGCCGGGACCGGAGCAATATCCGTGGATACCCCACAATCGAAAACGGCAAGATGCAGTTCAACACCCCGGAATAACCGGGGGTCTTGGTAAACCCACAGGAGAACCGATTATGACTAAAACCCGCAATTTTTCGACTACATCAGTAAGCGTAAACACTTGCCGCGGCTGTCTCGTTTTAACTTTTCGGACGCGACGCGCTGCTCAAGAATTTACCCTCAAATTATACGACCGAGACGATGTTCTCGACTGGGAAGTGCATGATTCTATTAGCGTTTATCGTAATGCTGATTGCGGCATCAAAGAGTTAGATTTTTTCACCGGGGCGTAAAGCCCCCGGTTTTGGCAAACCCACAGGAGAATCACCATGAATAACATCATGTTAGCATCATTTAGCTGCAAGCTCTGGCCCGTCCAGCGGCAAGACCGGCGCATCACTAGCGCCATTGCCACGAAGGTCGGCCTCGGCGGAAAGTCGGGCGTTTTCAAGAAGTTCCGAATCAACACGCATCGTGACGAATGGTTGCGGATCACCCGTAACCGCGACGCGTTTCGGGCCTTTCACTACGCTATGACGATCCCGTACAAGCACGGCGCATCGCTCCTGAACCCGCTCGCTTTTGACGAGTATCAGGATCGCTTCAATGCCGCGCAAATCGAGCATGACGATGCTGTCAACGCGTTCTTCTTAAACCTCGACAGCATACTAGCCGAAGCGCGGCTTGCGCTGACAACCGATGACGGTACCTGCTATTTCCGCGAATCAGACTATGCGGACCTGACGCCCGACGCGTTCACGTTCGATATGCTGGTCGAACCGTTAGTCCACGATGCGACGTTCGATGCCTTCTCTGACCTAATCGGCGCTGAGAAGGCGCAGGAACTCGCTGACAAGCTCGCGGCGGAAAACGATAGGGCATTCAGGGCCTCAGTCGATAGCGTCTCACAGCGCGTCTCAGACGCTCTGATGCGCGCTGCTGACCGGCTCCACAATGCCGAGCGCTGGAACCCGTCCGCGGTCGAAGCGTTGCAGGAACTCACGGACCTGCTGCCGGTGTTGAACATCACGAATGACCCGAAAATTGAGCAGACTCGCAAGCAAATCGCGAGCCTGTTCCGGGCCTATTCGGTCGATTCGTTCAACGACAAGGCAACGCGGCAGTCCTGCGCACACAAGGTTGACCAAATCTTGTCCAAATTTGGTCGGTCGGGGAGTTAATCCCCGGTCTTGGCAAACCCTCAGGAGAATCCATTATGAGCAACAAAGTATCCATCGCACAGGCCGCCCGGATCATGTCCACGGCCTACAAAAACCGCAAGCGCAACGGCAAGCCTTTCAAGGTCCTGCTGCTGGGTCCACCGGGCGTCGCAAAAACCGCGGCAGTCCGTCAACTTGGCCAGTCGGTCGGCATGCCGGTCGTGGAGTGGCTGCTGTCGAACAAGGCACCCGAGCATATAACGGGTTACCCGTACCTCGACAACGGCGTGATGAAGTACGCCCGGCCTGTTTTCTGGCCGACTGAGCAATGCGTTCTACTGGTCGATGAACTCGGACAGTGTCCGATTCAAGTCCAGAACGTCGCCATGCCGGTTGTCTACGAAGGCACCAACGGCGTGCATACGCTGCCGGAAGGCACAATCACAATCGCTTGCGCGAACCGCGCGGAAGACCGGGCTGGCTCAACGGTACTGACAACGGCGCTCCGGCGTCGCTTCGATATCATCGTTGAGGTCGAACCCACGAAGGCCGAGTGGCTGGACTGGGCGAAAGCCAATAACGTCAACCCGTTCGTCGTAGCGTGGGTCGAATCGAACCTGAATACAGTCCTAGACTTCGATCCGAAGTCGAAGGAAGGTTACCTCGCACCCGCTACGCTGGAGCAAGCCGGGGATCAAGTCGATATGTACAACAACGACTGCAACAACCCCGATTTGGCTGTCACCCTGCACGGTACCCTCGGCGGCGACTACGCGTCGAAGCTGCTGGCGTTCATGGAAACATACGACGCCCTGCCTAGCTACGACGATATCCGCACGTCACCCGAAACCGCCGCGGTATGCCCCGAGCATATCTCAGCGGTCGCGTCGATGCTGGCTGGCAACGCCCGGTACGTTCACGGTGCCGCGCTGGTCCGCTACATGATGCGCTACACGCCCGAAGCTCAGGCGCGGCTGGTCACGGCCCTGTCCGAAGCAGTACGGCAACACCCCGAGGTCTCGGCGCTCGCTGAGACGCTGGGCCTCTAAGGCTCAACCGCGGGACCTTGTGTCCCGCCGGTCTTGGCAAACCTACAGGAGAATCCATTATGAACTACGCGAAATTTCAACACCCGCTGATTGAAACCGCGGTGCGCCATATCTGGCATCCGTGGATCAAGCGCATCATCAAGCGCTTGCCGATTGTTGACGGGTCGGCAGTCACCAAAACCATGGCGACTGACGGGGCGCGGATTTTTGTGAATCCGCACTACATCACGACTCTCAGCATCGGTGAATTGGCCGCTGTTCTCGTTCACGAAGCGCTGCACGTTATCATGCGGCATCCGCTTCGTCGCAATGGCCGCGACCCGCGCAAGTGGAACGTGGCATGCGATCATGCAATCAACTGGATCATCGACAAGCTCAACTACACCCTGCCCAAAAACGTGCTGGAAGGCCGTGAGGGGTCGGCAGAGCAAATCTACGGTCAGGTTGAGCGCGAGTACGAGCAAGAGCAGCAGTCGCGTCAGCAGAATAACGGCGAATCGTCGAAGTCTGAACAGTCAGATGACAATGCACAATCGAATGGCAGCAACGAATCCAAGGATTCCGAGCAGCAGGACGGTGGTGATTCAGAGTCTGGCGAGCAGGGCGAGCAGGGCGAAAGTGGCGAATCCGGTCAATCCGGCGAGGCTGCCGAGTCTGGCGAGTCTAGCTCAGAATCGACTGCTGGTAACAGCGGCGATCCGGGCAACGCTTACGACGATGACGGCGTGGACCTGTTCGACTATCCGCTGGAAGACGGCGAAACAATGGCCGACGCCGAGCGGCGAATCGACAGGCTTTGCGCCGGGGCTTCCATGGATATGGAACACGACGACGAAGAACCTTCGCACTACGAGAAGGAACTGCTGATTGACCGCGCCGAGACGGAACTCGACTGGCCGAAGGAACTGGAAGAATACATCCAGAACCTCGGCGGTGCCGAATACAGCATGAATCCACCGCACATCGGATTCATGCAGCAGGGCATCATCTGCAATCAGTTGAACCCGTCCGGTATCGGCAACGTAGTGCTAGCAGTTGACGTGTCTGGCTCCATCGACAAGCCGAAGCTCAAGCTGGTCATCACGCACCTGATGCTGTTCATCGAGAACATCGACTACGAATCGCTGCGAATCATCACCTGCGATACCTCGGTGCGGTTTGACGAGACGTACTTCCGCGGTGTACCGGTAGACTGGAACGACTTGGTTCGTCGGGGCATCACGGGCGGCGGCACTAAGGTGAAACCCGTTTTCGACAAGCTCAACGACGAAGGCGTGACGCCTGACCTGCTGATTTACTTCACGGACCTGCTGATGCCGCGCAAAGGCATCAGCATGCGCGAAAGAGCGATTCAGGAAGACGATCCGGGCTACCCGGTAGTCTGGCTGGTCGATCAGGAAGGCGCTTGTGACGGTACCGGTGGTCTCAACGACCCGGAAGAATCCACGGACAATATGTGGAAAACGTACGGCTGGGAACCGGAGTACGGCATCGCAATCGACGCTTGCAAGTAACACCCGCGGGGGCGCAAGCCCCCCGGTCTTGGCAAACCTCAAAGGAGAATCACTATGAAAAACACGTTAGTAATTAGAACCGACAGCGACGATGACTTCCGCGCTATGCACAAGATGTTTTCGGATATCCTGCGCGCGGTCTCGTCCGCTGGTCAGACTGACGGACCCATTACGATGTTCGGCGTGGCTGGCGATGAACCCGGCACGGATCAAATCCGCGCGGAGATTGACAGCATCGAACAGCGGGTCCTGATTCGCGCGGTACCCAACGGCAACGCAAAGCACGTTCATCCCGATACGGATGAAGACGAGGTGCTGCGCGAACTGCCTGAGTTTGTGCCGATGATGCACTGACCGGTCGGGGCTTCGGCCCCGGTCTTGGCAACCCTAAAGGAGAATTGATTATGAAAACTTACCAAGTATTTTGTGCGAATTGCTGGCAGGAATACCGGCAACGATGCAGCACGGAACCAAAGATATGCGGCGCTTGCGGCGCTGACTATATCGCAACCCGCGAAGATCGCTGCACTGTGCGCTCCGAAATTACCGGCGAGCGCTGCATCAAGCGACGCGATCACTTAAACGCGCACCAGTGGCGCAATCGGGGTTAATACCCCGGTCTTGGCAAACCCTAAAGGAGAATCCATTATGAACAAACCCGTTACTCGATTATTCACCCGGTCTGCGCTCGAAAATTGGTTCGGCGCTACCGGCGACAAGGCACCCGACTGGGTTGGGGGCCGTGAAACAATGGAACTGTGCCGCGATGCGCTTCGGCAACTGTGGGATTTCCCAAAGGACACCAAACGCATCTGGCTCACAGCCAGCACGGTGCCGACACCCGGCGAGTCATATCGTCTGAAAAGGGCCGGGGTTGGCTGGCTGGACAACGGCCCGAGCTACGAAAGCGGACGGTTTTCGTTTGACAGTTCAGCCCAGCGGTACCTCGGCAGGCGATTCGACACGAAGTACGTCTATATCACAATGGAATATGAGTAAGACCTTGAGCCCTGCTCCCCGTCCGGGGGGCGGGGCTTTTTTTATGTCCACGCAAGATTTCTTATGCCAGAAGGGATGCGGCGAGCGCTGCGGAGTTGCGGCTCGCGCTTAAAAAAAGACCCCGCGGCGAGCGTCCTTACCGCGGGGTCGGCTTTGGCAAGCCCAGCAAGAAAAGGAGAATCCTTGCTGCCTGTAAATATATCACAAATCGTCGGCTGTCACGCCACTTGGATAATCCTCATACACGTAGCGATCCGTTTGTTCGGGCCGTTTCGATCCTTCCTGATCGTCACCCACACCCCTCACAAAATCCTGAATATTCCTCCTCTCCCACGATTTTTCTCGGACCATTGCCCCGGTCCACTCCTCAACTAACCCATTACGCCTTACCCTAAACCCGCTCCTGTCACAGATTTCGTATTGCGACGGATACTCGTCGGCATTCGGATTCAGGATGCTGTAGTCGCCATTGAAGGTCGGCGGCGGTAGTGACAGTTCAGGGCGGCCAAAAACGAAGTGTAACTTACCGTCCAGATAGCGATGCGCGACTTCTGGTATGCGGACATTCGCAACCGGGACACCAGCAATGATCGTGTGATTGGCATACAAATGCTCAATCAGCCCACCGGTATTGATTAGCCAGCCAATACCTGCTGCTGGCGAATCGTACCCTGTCAGCGACAAGCTGGCTGGTATTGGCTGAACATTGACGTTGTTGTTCGCAATGACATTGTTTCCTGTCATCGCGAGATGGGCGATGTCGCCTACGCCTACGCTCGTTCCATTATTAGTAAACGTGCTGGGAGCAAACGCCGTCATCGTCCCAGACGGCGTACCCGGAAGAAGATTCCACGTTACTGTGATGGTGGATTCAGGTGACAGCGTAACCCAAATGTCACCAAGCACATAACCAGACCCGTCTATATCAAGCGACAGCGGCGAGAGCGAGAGCCCAGCCAGCGTAACCGGGATGTTCTGTCCGTAAACAGCATCAGGATCAAATGCGTTGAGAGTAAGCGCCCCAGTGGGAGCGAACACCGCTGGGCCAGAGGTTACCGCCGTGACAAATTTGGCGAGCGTGAGTGTGCCGTCATCTGTGACGTACACGTCACCGATTTCACGACTTGACGTTGCCCAATAATTGGTCGCCCAGTAATTAGTCGCCCAATAACTGGGTAGCCAATAACCACCTACCTCGGTTGGCTCACCCCAATACTCGTCAGCCCAGTAGTTACTGGCGAAGTATTTGCTGGCAAACCATCCTGCGCCGCCCGCTGCCATCGTCTTACGACGACGGGCTAAGCGTCATCGCCGTCCTGTTGTTGCTGGCATCGAGCGTAGAGCTTACTCGGTCTTCGTTATCGCCCGGATCGCGGAATACCGTGCCATTGGTATTCGTCTCTCCGGCCAAAACCGCAAGTATGATGCTCATAATCTGTTGTGCGGTGTAGGAACCGTTCGTCTCGCAAACCTTGGCCCAGATTTCCGTGACATACGTGCTGTCCAGTGCATCGGACGTAAACGCATTAGTGGCAATCTTGGCTGCGGTGATCGCGTCCGAGTCCAGTGACGATGCGGTTATCGCGTTGGCAACAGTATCGTTCACGGTAACCAGCGGCGTGGCATCGTTCAGGTCGAAGTCCAGTAA